AGCATAGGGAGCGGTGAGAGTCATGTACTCACCGTGTTGAACGAAGTTCTTCATTGATTCAATGCCTCAGGGATGGGGTGATAATTAGGCGCCAGCGGAGCGCACAAAGCCCCGATAGTCGGACAGAGTGCAGCCGAAGTCCATCCGCACCAGCAGCTCAACGCCGTCGGGATCGCGCTTCTCGGTGGTCGTGATCGTCGGACCAGCCTCGCCAGCGAGGTAGCCGTAGGTGATCATCTCGATTCGGTTGGGTGCGCTGGTCAGGTACCAGAAGGCGGTGCTGTCGTCGGAAAGACGAGGCTCGACGATCAGCTGCACACCGGAGGCAAACGGGTTGGGGCCGCTGCTGCCGGTCAAACTGGTGGGCGCGTAGCCGGTGGGGAACAGGAACTGCAGGGCGGTGGTCTCCAGTTCGGGCGGCACCACCAGGAAGGCGGGCGCCAGGTTGAGACGGTTGCCAGCCAGATCGGTCTGCTTGCGCAGCTTCACCTTTGCGGCATCCATGCCGGCAATGCCGATCACGGTTGTCGAGCCGCTGATGGTGTTGTTGTGGCTGGAGTGGAACAGGGCCTGGCCATCGAGGCTGACGGTGGAACCAGAGGCGCCGGTGGTCAGCAGCTCCCACACCATGTTTGACTCCAGCAGCCGGCAGCCGCGGCCGAGCAGCTCGGGAACCCGCTCAAGAGAATCCAGGTCGTCATTAATGATCGCCTGACGGGTGACCGCGATACGCTTGCCGAAGGTGGCAAGGTTCCAGGTTGCTTTGCCCTCGGTCAGCGTGCCGGACTTGTACTCGCCACCTTCGAGGATCTTCTCGGGGACGATCTGGCCGGCGAGCTGCAGATCGGTGACCTGCTTGAAGTCAGGCAGGTTGCGCTGACGGGCCAGCGGTCCCCAGGTTCGCGGCTCTTCTGCATAGCCAGCAAGCAACGTCTTGTTGGCGACGTTAGCAAACAATTGAGGGAAGTCCGACGTACTGTGAAAGGCACGCTGAATAATGTGGTTCTTACTCATTCCCAGGGTATCAACCCCCCTGGATCCGAGATACGACCGGCACATTTCCAGGCAGGTCATTTGATACGCCTGCCTACCTTCATCCGTAGGGGCATTGATCACCCCAGCGCGACGCTCCAGTTCAAAGTTGAACGCACGCATCAGCGTGTCGCCACCGTCGCGGGTGATCTCGATGTAGGCCGGATGGCCGGCGGTAGTCGGCGCCTTGGCCTCCACGAATCGTTGATGCTCCCGAACCACGGCGATCATTGCCTCAGTTTCGGGCCGGCCTTTGGTCTCGGTGAGAATGCGGGTGATGGTCGATTCGTCCAGGCGGGCATGGCTGGCGGCTCGCCGAACGTTGAGCTCCCGGCGCTCATCGAAGGCGGAGCGCTGCAGATTAGCAACCTGCTCGACTGGAGGCTCTGGCGTGGCAACAGGCGCCACGGGAGTCGTGGCAGTGGCCTGGGCTTCAGTGGTCACCGGGTCACCCCCGGCCTGTTCGTTGTCGGTCACGGAGGGTTCTCCAGAGGTGGTACTGCCGCGCATCACGGCGTGCGTGTCCTGGCCAGCAGCAACCAGGCTGACCAGCATTGGCTCCCAGTCGGTCGCCAACATTTTCCCGCCCTGCGAAACCAAGGGCCTGTAAATCTTGGCGTCAACCGAAAACCGAGCGGATCCGGTCCGCAGGCGCGGCAGCGCGATTGCCATCGCATCCTCAGGACCATCAACGACAACATTTCCCACGAGCTGGGTTGCGCCGTTGCCAGATCGCTCAAGGGCTAGGTCTGTGACTGCGCCCCAAACCGTTTTGGCTAAGCGGCTGTGGTCGTAGTCGGTCGGAATCGGTCGAGTGGGCCAACGGATTGCCTCAGGGTTGTGGGACAAGACGATCCCATCGCCTACATCAGCGTCGCTAGAAATGACAATTCGCGCAGTTCGCGTTTCTTCATTCCAGCTGTTTGGCGCTAGGAGCGCCATCCGTTGCAGTTGCTGTGCCATGGTTTCAGGCTAGTGATTGTTGATTGATTCCATCCAATGGAGAATCTGCAGGCGGCTGCGCCTGTCGCGTGTTGCCCGTGGTTCCGCTTGCGCCATCGCTGGACAGCGCCAGGCCAGCCGCGCGGGCACGGGCCATATCGGCTCCCAACTCCTCGATCACAAGCTCAGGGACATAGCCCAGCATCCGATGGAGCTCAGATAGAGACATAACGCCAGCCTTGATTGCGTCGATATAAGCCGGCAGTTCCCTTGCTGGATCGACCAGCCACGTCACCGGCGGGGTCCATTCAAACCGCGAGCTTCCCCGACCCATGCCGGCGATAGTGACTGCTTCGCGATACCAGCCGGCAAGGGGCTGGAGAAACTGAGGGATGATGATTGACCACCGCCAGCGAGCGACAGCACGACGCATTTCAACCCAGCCCATCCGGCCGCTGGAGAAGTTCACCTGTGACAGATCACCGGTCAGCGCTTCATAGGTGATCTCATAGGCTTGCGCTACGCTGAGCAAGTGGTATTTCTGCACAGATACAAAATCGGCAGAGCTTGGCGGTTGAGCAAACGTAATCCGTTTACCAGGTGGCAAGATCTCAATAGCGCCAGGCTCAAGCGCGTCTAGTAAAGCATTGCCATCCGTTGCCAAAGTTGTGTCAGTTTCTGTATCCTCAAGAAACGCCATGAAACAAGCCGCCAGCTTGTCCTTCAACAGCTGGGCTGAGTCGCGGTCGCTGATGTCGCGCAGCTTGAGCAGAGCGCTTACACCAAACGGGACACCTGTAGCTTGGCCGGGCCGGCGCACATCATAGATGTGGCAGATCTCGGACTTTGGTACAAAGTCCGAACCAAGGCGAGCATTACGCCAGTCGCTTTCGCCAGGGTGATAGCGGCGAATCCAATAGCCCTCTAATCGTCCATCGTCAGAGTATTGTTTACCAAACTTGATCTTTGCTCCATCATCTTTTGTGATGTCCAGCCAATCAGGCTCCAGCACCTGCAGCTGTAACGGCGGCAAGCCTCGATTTAACAGCTCCGGAGCAATCCTCCTACGAACAAGGCAGCTACCCCTAACAGCTACCGTGCGAGCAATCAGTGCCTGCTTTGCATAGAGATTACCCAGCCCGTCCCAGTCGCAATCGAGAGACTCGGACCACTCTCGCCAACCCTCCTGATAGCGACGGCTTGAGCCAGCTCCAACAGGTCGACCGATGATGCCATCACCAACCCAGTTACTCACCACCACGGAGATGGCCTTGCTTGCCCATGGGTCGGAATCGACCAGATCCTGATGGCGGGCGATGATCCGCTGCAGCGAAAGCCGCATATCGGAGTTTGGGCCTTTGCTGTCGGCCAACCAGTTGTCAGTACGGCGCGATATCTTGGCAGCCTCAAACGCCCGAAGGTGCGTTTTAGTCAGCTCCAGCTGGGCAGCCTTCAGGGCCCGCTCAAGCTGGGCGGCAGTGCGTGCCATCAAGCCCTCCGAAAGCTGGCCAGGATTCGCAAGGGTCTCCTGGTACTAGGCTCCAGTTGATCGGCCATAGCACGCTCAACCTTTCGCATATCGTCTAGGTTGCGATATGAAACAGTCCGACCGTTGGCAGAGACGCTAGTCACACCCTCGGCAATCGCGGCGCGTAGGTCGTCTAGCTGGGCTTGCGTGTATGCCATGGTGACAGGCTACTGAGTTAGGTAGGTAGATCTGCGTCGCTGTATCTGTGTCGTCTGCACCGGCCCCTTCAGCTGCGCCTCCAGTTGATCCCACATCGTCGCCCGGTTGTATCGCCGGGCCACCAGCTGCAGGGCCGCGTAGGCGTAGCGGGTGCAGTCGCCACCCTCGTCATGCTCGCCCTGCGGGAGGAACCATTCGTACTGGGTAAACCCTTTCACCATCTTGGGCCGACGCTTCCACGGGAACAGCTCCGCCAGAAACTGATCAGTTGAGGCCTCGCCCAAGTGCAGGTATCCCGGACCCGGTGTGTCGTTCCGTAGGCGGCCCTGCAGGTGCGCCATGCTGGTGTCGGTGCCGATCGGATACAACAGCACTGAATGCCGTTGGATCGCCTGATTTTTGCGGTTGATGTCTACGGCCTGGCCCTTGCCGATGATGGCCTTGCCGCTCTGGCTGCCGCCCTTGACCGGCACCCATTTCCCGCGAGTACGGCAGTAGTCGCGGACGCGGTGGGTTGCGTTACCGCCATCGTCGATGGCCCCCTGAGTGATCGCCAGCTGAGTGCCGTCGTTCCGCTTCCAGGTTGTGTCAGCGATCCGGTCAAGCTGGTCCCAGACCTCATCGCCCTG